GATGACGACGTTCTCGAAGAAGCTGTCCCTGACCCTTCCGCCGAGGAAGAAGCCGCCGATGTAGGCGCTATGCAGTCTCTAGAGGGTGATCCTCCTGAGGAAGAAGAAGAACCTAAGGAAGAAGAACCATGGAAACTTCAGTCCGAAGACCAAGACATTCCTGATGAACTAGTTGACGCCGTTATGGAACGACTAACCGTTGATATGCGCGCCTCCCTCTCTGGGTGGGCTGGACGCACTTCGGAGAGCACCAAGTACGAAATGGAGCGTGGCCTCGCCGCCCGCCGCAGTACTGACGCCGCAGAAGATTTAGAGATTTTAAAGAAAACTCAAGAAGAGTTGACCTTCGAAAACAAGCAACTCACACAACAGATTTTACAATATAAACACGCGCTAGGTGAATTGAAATCAACCTTGGTTGAAACTAATTTGTCAAATGCGCGTTTACTATACACGAACCGTGTTCTTAGAAATACCTCCTTGAATGAGCGACAAAAAGAAAGAATTGTCGAAGCGATTTCTAATGCTGGTTCTGTCACAGAAGCAAAGACAATACATGATACGCTTCAAAGCACAGCGGGCGCTTCACCAAAACGTAGCCCACAATCGCTGAGCGAAGCCATCACCCGTCGATCTTCTGTAATTCGTGCTACTCGTCAAGAGAGCACTTCATCAGATCCTCATGTGGATAGGATGAAAAGACTAGCAGGTATTAAGTAAAATTAATACTAATACTATAAGGAGGTATTAAAATATGGCTGGTATCATCGAACGATTGACCGAAGGAGTTGTCAATCGTGATATGCGCGCTGAAGGTCACGCTTTGTTATCAAAGTGGGAGCGCACAGGTCTTCTAGAAGGACTTGGAACTGACCGTCAAAAGAATTCAATGGCTCGTCTCTTGGAGAACCAAGCTAAGGAACTTCTTCGTGAGTCCAGCACAATGGCTGGTGGTGATGTAGAGGGCTTCGCGGCCGTTGCGTTTCCCATCGTTCGTCGTGTGTTTGCTGGGTTGATCGCAAACGATCTCGTTTCCGTTCAGCCAATGAGCTTACCATCGGGTCTCATTTTCTTCCTCGATTTCACTGTCAGTGAACAAATCGGGGGGGTTGCCACCGCAACGGATCGGCTAGATTACACTCTATCCAGTTCATTTTATGGTGGCGGCGTTGTCGCTAGTCAGGTGACTGGCGGTGTCGATTTATCGCGTAACTTTGGTCAGCCTGGTGGACCCTATCAACTAAACAATGGGTATTCCTCACCAACTGGCTCTTCGGCGGCAAATGGCATCACACTGACGCCTGCAGCCGGCGCCTATGGTACATTTGGTACCTATGACGCCGACGGTGAAGCTACGGTGAACAAAGCTGCACGGTGGGATGTTGACTTTACGTCTGGTTCTACTAGCGTAGCAGAGGTAACGGTGCTTAAATCTGGTCTCGATCAGGTTAACACGGACGGCCCACAGGCTTTCAACGTTTCCAGTTCAGGTGGTAACGGTGTTCTTATGGACACTTCCACAACCGGCGCCGGCGCAGGTGTTGCTTGTGCTCGTTTGGTTCGTCGTTTCACAGAGATTGTTAGTGGCTCTGGTACTCCCCGTCTGAAGCTCATCTTCGTTAGTACAGGTAGTGCAGGTGCTGCTCCAATTAGTGCTGCAGCTCTTAGTACCGCTGTACTTGGCGCCCTGACATCCAGTCTTAACACTGTTTCATGGGCTCAGACTGATGATCTTGCCACGGGCAACGCCCTCGGCTCTGTCGTTGGTCAAGCGGTCTGGGGCTTGGAAAATGTCGCAAACATCCCTGAAATTGACATTAAGGTCGATTCCATCGCTGTTACGGCAATGACCAAGAAGCTCAAGGCTAAGTGGACACCCGAATTAGGTCAAGACCTCAACGCATACCATAACTTGGATGCAGAGGTGGAACTTACTTCAATCCTCTCCGAGCAAATTGCTCTTGAGATTGATCGTGAGATCCTTGCTGATCTTATCAACGGTGCTACCGCAGCTACCTATTACTGGTCTCGGTCTCCTGGTCTCTTTTTGAACCGGGACACAGGACAAGAAATAGGCGCTAGCGCAGCTGCCCCCGATTTCACGGGTACAGTAAGCGAGTGGTATGAGACTCTCATTGAGACAATCAATGATGTTTCGGCTGCGATCCATCGTAAGACTCTACGTGGTGGAGCAAACTTCGTCGTCTGCGGACCAGAAGTTGCAAACCTACTTGAGTTCACCGCTGGATTCCGTGCTTCCGTCACCAACGATGACGAGAAGGGCTCCATTGGTGCGGTTAAGGTTGGTTCGCTGAGCAAGAAGTTCGATGTGATAGTAGATCCCTACTTCCTTCGTAACGTGGTCTTGGTCGGCCGCCGTGGAGGCTCATTCCTTGAGTCTGGTTATGTATACGCACCTTATGTGCCACTACAGACCACACCTACTATCTTTGGCCCGGAAGACTTCGTGCCCCGCAAGGGCGTGATGACTCGCTATGCCAAGAAGATGGTTCGTCCTGATATGTACGGCCTTGTCGTCATTCGCGGACTGCTGGGTGAGTCTGGTCTATAGGCCAACACACGCAATAGCGTAATAAAGTTAAACCCTCAACGATTAATTTCGTTGGGGGTTTTCTTTTTCCTTAAAAGTTTCAAAATGTTGATGTGCTGAAAAAATACCGCCGTTAATTTTTTGAGATTTTCGTTTTTGTATTTTTAAAACTACTTATTGTATCATATAAGGAGGATCATCATGCATCCAAGAAAACGACGCTTATTAAAGCAAAAGGCCCGCGCCGCGCGCGCCGCTGCAGGGGCCCCAGCACCTGTAGTAGAAAAATCAACCGAAGCTCCAAAAAAGACCAAAAAAGTGAAGAAAGCACGCATTGGACGTACCAAGAAAGCCATCTCATAAGTGATAGCCAAAATAAACATTCTATAACGTTGTTTTTGCTTTCAGCATTACTATTTACGAAGTAGGAGTACGCATGCATGCCCACCAATTTAAATCCAAAATCTCAAACTAGCGCTATTGTACTAACTTCAACTGGTAGCACGGATTTGGTTACAGGTTCGTTGCCTTTTGGTGTTTATAGTGGATCTGCCCCATTCATTAGTGGTGCTTCGGATCAGGTTGCTTATGTATATAAGAAGCTTGGTGGCGATGTGGTTGATATTGAGCTTACCCCATCTAATGTATATGCTGCCTACGAAGAGGCGGTTTTAGAATACTCTTATATAGTTAATCTTCATCAGGGTAAAAACGTTTTATCTAATGTGTTGGGATCCGCCACATCTTCTTTTAATAGCAAAGGAAATATTACGGCTGGCCCCAGCGGCTCCAATCTTAAATATCCACGTTTCACGCTTGGATATTCTCGTCGCGTCGGGGATGCTGCAGCAGCAGCCGGTGGTTTTGGTGGTACGATTCCACAATATTCGGCCTCGTTCGCACCTGTCATAGATAAACAAGATTATGATTTACAGACCATAATCAAAAGCGCATCGAGTTCTGGTGTTGATGATGGTGGGACTTCAGTTGACTATGCCGGGAAAGTGGGAGACAAGAGGGTAATTATTACAAAAGTATATTACAAGTCTCCGCGAGCTATGTGGCGTTTTTATGGGTATTATGGAGGAATAGGCGTTGTAGGTAACTATACCACCTACGGACAATTTGCTGATGATGCTACATTTGAACTAATTCCAACATGGCAGAACAAATTACAAGCAATGGCTTATGAAGATAGCATCAATACACGTACTTCCAATTATTCTTTTGAGATCATTAATGATAAATTGAGATTATACCCCACTCCCACTAAATATGGCTTTAGTGATGGCTTAAACGAGAGAATATGGGTTAGATTTTATGTAGATTTACAGCCATATGAGCTAGATGGCACCGTCGAGACTGGTATTGAGGGAGTCAGTAACATGAATACGCTGCCGTTTGACAATATTCCGTTTATAAATATTAACTCCATAGGACAACAATGGATTAGAAAATATGCTCTCGCCTTATGTAAAGAGATGTTGGGTCAAATTCGTGGTAAGTTTACAACCCTACCTATCCCTGGGGAAAGTGTGACTCTTAATTTTAGTGAATTGTTAAGTCAAGCCAAAGAAGAACAAGCAACTCTTAAAGAAAAATTAAGAGAAATGCTCAAGGAAACCGAATACGTCGCACTAGCAAAACAGGATCAAGAAATTACGGATGCAGCAACCAACGTACTAAAAGTCACACCGCTGCCGATTTTTGTGGGGTAATAGGCGATGGCTAACGAATGGAAAAGACCAGAGCAACCGCCCCCACCGCTTTTCTTAGGTGAGAAGGAACGTAACCTCGTAAAGCAGGTTAATGACGAATTAATCGAAAAGATTATTGGTCAACAAATTTTATATTATCCTATTGATTTAGAACGTACTAATTTTCATGATTTATACGGAGAGGCAATAGAAAAAACTTATTTGCCCCCAATTCGTATTTACGCCCTTATAGAATATACAGATTATTCTACTTCATATTTAGACGGCGTTGGGGTGGATAAAACATGGGAAATTAATATCCATTTCCATAAGAGAAGATTGGAAGAAGATCAAAATTTATTTGTGCGGGAAGGTGACTTTGTTCTGTATAATGATAATTATTATGAGATCGTGACTCTCAAAGAGCCTAACCTTCTGTTTGGGCAAGCGGGACACGAATTTGAAATAGCTGCAAAATGCAGAAGATCCAGAAAGGGGCTTTTCGATGGTACCTGATAATTTTGATTTTGCTTTATTGCCAACAGGATCGGGCGAATACTCTCTTAAAGAAATTGGGATGCTCTCTTCTACAATAGAAGATATAGATTATGCTATAGTGAGTTGGCTTAAAGATGATTTGAATTTATCTGCTCGTAGCAATCAAGGGTGGAAAACTGTTCCTGTTTTATGGCAAGCCCCCGAGCGCTCCTATCAAGTAAAACACAAAGCCGAATTGCGAGATGCTAATAATGGGATCATTTTACCCATCGTTAGTATTGAAAGAACCAACATAACCAAAGACCCAGCCCGAAAAGGCTCATATCAAGCAAACAAATATTCAGTTAATAAGAACGGCAGAGCCGGCAGATTTGTTATTGCCAAACGAATAGTTCCAGACAAAACACGCAATTTTGCTGTTGTTGGAAACACAAGAGTATCCAATTATACTTCAGGAACTACCCAGCGATATTATCCAAGAATAAATAAGAAAGTGGTTGTTCAGACTCTCTCTATTCCTATACCTGTGTATGTGAGTTTGGACTACAAGATATTAATCAAGACCGAATATCAGCAACAAATGAATGACTTAATGGCCCCATTTATGACAAGAACAGGCCAAATTAACGCATTTGTTATGAAGCGCAACGGCCACAGTTACGAGGCATTTATACAACAAGGTTTTACTCACAACAACAACGTAGCGGCTTTAGGCGAGGACACGCGCCTTTTTACAACTGAAGTTACTATTAATGTGTTAGGCTATTTGATTGGCGACGGTGTTAACGATGATCGCCAACTTGTGAGAATAGATGAAAATACCGTCGAATATCAGTTTCCTCAAGAATCGACCGTTCCGGTTGGAAACTTTAATTTATGGGGAGAAGAAAAGAAGAAGACTTCAGGAACTAAATATTGAAAGTTGCCTATCCTTTTGGGTTGTAAAATACTATTTAAAGTATGATTAGGTCTCAATTAAGCTCACTTTTCAAAAGAGGAACCACAATATGTCAGTAAAAAGTTTTAAGTTTGTATCTCCTGGAGTCTTTATCAATGAAATTGATAACTCCTTTCTTCCAAAAACTGCCGATGTAATCGGCCCCGTAATTCTTGGTCGGTCCAAGCGCGGCTTGGCTATGAATCCTGTTAAAGTAGAATCATATGCCGAATTTGTAGAAGTATTTGGAGAGACAGTTCCTGGTAATGGCGGTGGCGATATTTATCGCGATGGAAACTATCAATCCCCAATGTATGGCACTTATGCTGCTCAAGCTTTTTTGAGAGCCAATGTGGCTCCTATTACATATGTACGGCTCCTCGGCCAACAAACATCAACTGGCGAGAGTGATGGTGGTGATGCAGCTGCGGGCTGGAAAACCAGCAAGACAATCAACACAACGGTAGCGTCAAACGGTGGTGCATATGGTTTGTGGGTCTTTCCGTCGAAGTCGGCCGAGGACGGTACTGGAACTTGGATTGGAACTGGCTCTTTGGGTGCTGTTTGGTATCTCAACACTGCGGCTGAAATTGAATTAAGCGGTACATTTTATGATGGTAACGGTTCGACGAAGTTGACTCAATCCGCAGGAAACTTGGTCACATCAGACTCTAATGGCCTCTTTACTATCGTCATTAGTGGTGCCATAGAAGATGTAAAAGTAAAGTTTGATTTTGACGATTCAAAAGAAACCTTTGTTCGCAAGCGTTTTAACACCAATCCGCAACTTGTATCCACTCAGGGCGCTTTTTATGCTTCGGCATCCTACAAGGAATATTGGTTAGGCGAAACCTTTGAGCAAGAACTCCGCGATGGCGGTGGTGTAGGCACCGGGGATCTTACCATTAATGATAATTTGATTGGTATTATTCTCGGTTTGGCTCAGAGTGGTTCAACTGGCGCCGGATCCAGCGATCCTTCACAAATGAAAGGTCAAGCTTCGGCTGAAGCCAAGGCTGGATGGTTCATTGGTCAGGATCTGGAGTCACCGGGAGCCTTCAAGCCTCAAAATATGCAAAAGCTTTTCCGGCTAATCGGCCGCGGCCATGGCGCATGGTTACATAAAAATGTTAAAGTTTCAATTGAGAAAATTAGACAATCTACTACCACAGCCACCGAGTACGGCACATTTTCTATAGTGTTGCGTAAGCTTTTGGATACAGACAATAAGGTTGAAATCATTGAAAGATTTGATAACCTTACATTAGATCCCACATCTCCTGATTACATTGCTCGCAAGATTGGTGATGTGTACGAAAGTTGGGATAGTACTGGCCGTAGACTTAAGAGTTATGGTGAGTATCCCAATAGATCAAAATTTATTCGCGTCGATATGAATGCAGATGTAGATGCCGGCGCAACCGATGGGGTCCTACTTCCATTCGGTTACTTCGGTCCTCCAAAGTTTACGGCGGTCCAAGTTATTTCAGGTAGCGGTGTTGATCAAACCACCGGCAGTTTCGTGGTTGGTGGCATAAACAGCATTCCTGGCGCATCAGAGAGCTTCTTCGGAATTGACAGCCGTGTTACAGCATCGCTAGCCTTCCCATCGGTTAGATTGCGTGTAAGTGCATCAGCCGGCGGCTTAAGTGATCCAACAAATGCGTATTTTGGTATGCAAGTAACGAGGAATACTGGCTCTACTCGTCCCGATGCAAGTGTGGCCGATTCCCATAGGTTGTGGTATGCAGGTTTCCCTGCTGACCCCACATCAACTGCACCTACTAGTGGTCTTGATGCTTTTGGATATGTTTTCTCGCTTGATGATGTAAGACAGGCCGGAAGTTCATTCTTCTACCAGTCAGGATCCCGAGCAGCCTCACTATCAGTTAGCAGTGGTTCTTATACAGAACTTCTTAACGCTGGGTACAATCGCTTTACTGCTCCGTTCTGGGGTGGGTTCGATGGGTTTGATATTACAAAGCCAGACCCACTGTATAATGGTGCGATGGTAGCAGCTTCTACTGAAGATAACTCATATGTATATCATACCTTCCGCAGAGCGATTGACACCGTTGCAGATCCAGAGTTTATTAATATGAACATGCTGGTAACTCCCGGCTTGACCAATGATTCTTTGACGACTCATATGATTAATGTTTGTGAAGAGCGCGGAGATGCTATGTCGATTATCGACCTGAAGAATGTTTATATTCCTCCGCATGAGAAGTACTACGCCAGCAAAGCTAGCAGAATTGGAACCACTCCAACTCAAGCAGCTACTGACCTGAAAGATAGAAGAATTGATTCTAGTTATGGTGCCACTTTCTATCCTTGGGTACAAACTCGCGATAGTGACACTGGTCAGCTTGTTTGGATTCCGCCATCTGTTGCTATGATGGGAGTTCTAGCTAGCGCAGAAGCTAAATCCGACGTATGGTTCGCGCCTGCAGGCTTTAACCGCGGTGGTTTGAGTGAAGGTGCGGCTGGGATTCCAATTACAAATGTAACAGAAAGATTGATTTCCAAAGATCGGGATAATCTTTATGAGGCGAACATTAACCCGATTGCCTCATTCCCATCATCCGGTATCGTTGTGTTTGGTCAGAAGACCTTACAAGAACGCCGGTCAGCGTTGGATCGGATCAATGTCAGACGACTAGTTATCTACCTTAAAAAGCAGATTTCTATTCTTTCAACCCAAATCTTGTTTGAGCAAAACGTTCAAGCAACTTGGAATCGCTTTATTGCCTTAATTGATCCATTCCTGGCAAATGTTAAGACAAAGTTTGGTATCAGTGATTATAGATTAATCCTTGATTCTTCTACTACCACACCAGATCTTGTTGATCAGAACATTATGTACGCCAAGATCATGATTAAACCAGCACGGGCGATAGAATATATTGCCATTGATTTTGTGATTGCTTCCACCGGAGCGTCCTTCGACGACTAAATAAAGCGCGAGGCTTTTTTTCTCGCATACTAATTAAAATAGATTAAGGAGTTATTCAACAATGCCATTCTGGTCAACCAATTTCGGAGAAAGTGCAGAACTAAAAGATCCAAAAAGAAGGTTTAGGTTTACGGTAGAGTTCACAGGGATCAATGCTGCTCAAGGTGGCTCTTTCCTCTGGTATGCTAAGACAGCCGCCAAGCCTTCGTTTACTGTAAGTTCTACAGAACACAAGTATCTCAATCATACTTATTACTACCCAGGCTCAGTTAGTTGGGCAGAAGTGACTATTACTTTAGTTGACCCTGCTGAACCAGATATGACAGCTACCTTTGCTGATATTTTACAAGCTTCTGGTTATCAAGTTCCTACGGATAGCGCTAAATTTACCACCATTTCCAAAGCTAAATCGGCTAGTGCTCTCGGATCTGTGATTGTAACTCAAATTGATTCCGATGGTAATGAATTAGACAAATGGACACTTATGAACGCATTTGTTCAAGATGTGAAATTTGGCGATTCTCTCGCATATGGCGACGATGAATTGGTTGAACTTTCCCTCACTTTGAAGTATGACTGGGCTACTTGCGAAACCGCCAACCCCTCCGTTGCTGTTGGCGAAGGCACAACTCAAGGTACAGAGTTCTTCAAAGTTTAATAATCCGACACATAACTAATAATAGAGGTGTATATTGTCGAGAAATAGAGATAGAGTAGGGGGCGCCGCTCCAAGTGCGGACGCCCCTTCACCTGCTGTTATGCAGGACGCAAGCGCGGGAGGTTTTTCGTTCGTTGTTCCCACCGAGTTTGTAGAACTTCCCTCCCAAGGAAAATACTACCCAGAGAGTCACCCTCTTTGTGGTGAAACAAGCATAGAAATTCGTCAAATGACGGCGAAGGACGAAGATTTACTAACATCCCGCGCATTGATTAAGAAAGGTGTTGTTTTAGATCGCCTTCTTCAAAATTTGATTGTAGATAAAACGATAGATTCTGACTCGCTCTTGATTGGTGACCGAAATGCCATCATTATTGCAGCCAGGGTTTCTGGTTATGGTAATGAGTATAGCGTTGAGGTTAATTGTCCTAATTGTGGAGAAAGACAAGAACACGCCTTCGATTTAAATGAAGCAAATGTGTATTATGGAGATGATCCTCGTCTCGAAACTTTGTATGTAACTAATAACGAAAACGGGACATACAATACCGTACTACCGCGAACCAACGTGACAGTTACTTTTAGATTGTTCACCGGACAAGACGAAAAAGCTATCATCAAAATCATTACAGATTCTCGCAAAAGAAATCTTGAAGAAAAAAACGTTACTAGGCAACTTAATAGTATGATTGTAGCGGCTAATGGCGATGACTCAAGAGAAGCTGTAAATTACTTTGTTAATAATATGCCTTCAATCGACTCTCGTCATTTGCGAACAGTTTTTGAGATGGCTACTCCGAACGTTGATCTTACGCAAGTATTTGAATGTAGCGAATGCACTCATGTACAAGATATGGAGGTTCCGCTCACAGCGGAGTTTTTTTGGCCTGACCGATGATTACATGGAGGGCGTCTATGAGATGTTCTTCTTTTTGAAATACTCGGGGGGATGGTCGTTTTCGGAAGCTTATAATTTGCCCATCAAACTAAGAGGATGGTTTGTTGAAAGATTACTTAAACAATTAGAAAGCGAAAATCAAGCTATGGAGGCTGCAAACAGGGGCGCCGGAAGCAGATCACAAACTCTGACCCCACATAATCAACCGCAACGCCCTCCTGATATGATGACTAAGAAGAGACAAGGATAATAAACTCCTTGTCTTTTTTTGTAAAAACTAATTAGATTATAGACAGAGGGATTTATATGGCCGGGCCCACCCCAAAACAACTCGAACGTCGTACAAAGGCCGCCAAAGAGCTTGAAGAGGGTCTCATAACTCTTGCTGAGGCTGCGGAAAAATTAGTAGGGATTGATACCGCAAACGAACCTCTCCTTGCAAGGTTAAACATTCAGCGCCAGCGCGAAGTTGACACAATGGCGGCTTCCATAGAACAAGCGGAGCGAAGTCTATCCCTCGCGGCCCAAGAACCGGATATCGCGCGCGCAAAAATAGAATTAAATAACGCGCTGCACGCCCAGGCCACACAACAGTACGAACAGGGGATTATACAACTTGAGCAATACCAAAAAACAGCCGACGAACTTCGAGATCTCAACAAGGAACTAAGAGATTCCTCGGCCGCCGCCGAACAAGCCGCGACAGCGATGGCAAAAACCAATCAAGCTCTTGAATTACTACCTTTTGGTAGCATTATTGTTAAATTAAGAAGCGCCGGCAAAGGTTTTAAACAATTAGGTATCTCTGCAAAGAAGGCGATGCTATTAGGCTTTGGGTTGATGATCGTCAACCAAATGTCTAAGATGGTCACACAATTGTTTGACACAGAAGCCGCATTTATGAAGGCTACAGGGGCCACAAGAGAGTACGCGAGAGTTGCCACAGAAGCTTATTTGGCGACACGTCAATATGGTGTGACTGCTGCTGCGGCATCCGAATCAGCACAAGCGCTTTATGGAACCTTTACCGATTTTACGTTTGCTTCGACGGCTCAACAGGAATCCTTAACCCAAACCGGGGCTCTTCTAAATAGACTGGGGGTTTCATATAGTGATTATGCCAAGAACATACAGATTTCCACAAAAGCCCTAGGGATGAGCACCGAAGAGGCAGAAAAGAATCAAGCAGATCTTGCGTTAATGGCCCGCAACATGGGTGTGCCAGTGGCGCAACTAAGTTCCCAATATGCTTCAATGGCTCCCAAATTAGCTAAGCTTGGTAGTGCCGGCAA